ATAGAATAAAAAATGTTTAATAGAGATAGACAAATCATATTTCCAGGATCTGTTATTAATTCAAACGATCCTATGATGTTAGGTAGAATTAGAGCTGTTCCATTGAATGAGGAAAGAGATAAGATTGTAAAGGCATTTTGTGATACTTGTTTTGATGATATACCTGTAAAACAACAATGGTCATCAGAAGATCCGTTTTTGTTTTTACCACTATTACCGTATTTTATGTTTCAAACACCTAAGAATGATGAATTTGTTCATATCATTTATTACGACAGAAACACAAAATTCAAAAATCAATTCTATATACAAGGACCTTTTTCGTCACCAATGTCAAGTTACTTGGAAACAAGTGTTTCTGTACAAAACTATATGTTAAGTGGGAAAATTGATTCAACAAATGTTCCGTTAAAAAATCCACAGGGAGAATTAACCGATCCAATAAAAACCAAAGGAATTTATCCCGAACCAGGAGACAATGCATTACTAGGAAGAGGATCTGCGGATTTAATTTTAAAAGAAAATGAAGTATTATTACGAGCTGGAAAATATGAAGATGAAATACTTAATCCAAAAACATTACCAAAATTAAATAACAAAAGATCATTTGTTCAACTCAGTAACTTTAAACAAAAAAAGGTTGATTTAGAAAAAGAAACAATTTTTGCTTTAGAAGATGTAATTCAAAGTGTAAAATATCTCATAGAATGGGCTATATATAACCCTGATAATAATTTTGATGCATATACAGGTATAATCACAATCTATAGTGTTAAACCTGATTTATCAACAAACACTGCAAATTTAAAAATTAACTCAGAAATTAATAATTTCTTATCCGCACCAATATACTCAATTACTTTTATTGGTGTTACTTATAATGATACCGTTTCACTTATAAACACTTTTATTAGAGGATTTGATAGTGGTAAAATAAACATACCATCATATGACATATTCAATTCACCAAATGATAGATATCCTTTCGCGGTAAGACCTAATTCTTTATCATATAGGTTTGCATATGACACAGATCCAAATAATTCTTTACAAAAAGATACAATACAAAACTTCATATCTGACATTAAAATAAATGGTGATAACAAAGTAGGTTGTATTATTGTTTTTAAACAGAATACAACAAACCAAACAAAAAAACCTACTGTAAGTGAATATACCCCCTCTGAGTATGTTTCGGAAAATGTTTCATTTGGTGTTATGGGTAGTGATTTTTTATATCTATTATCTCACAATTCTCAAATACCTAATAAACAAAAAATTAATTTAAACGAAACATTATATGGAATACCCGTTGAGAAGTTTTCTCAAATTCAAACAGACACAAATTCAATGGTAAGAGGTGAACAATTAATTGATCTTTTGAATGTAATTGTTAAATTTATGCTGGCGCATGTACATCCGTATCACGGAATGCCCCCTGTTCCAGTTGCAACTGACGGAACAAACTCGGCAGATATTATGTCAAAATTGTTTAATGCCCCTAATACCATTTTAAATCAGAATATTCGAATTAATTGATATTTATAAAGAAAACTTAAATGTCAATTCATCAATCCTTTTTCAGTAGGAATAACACTATACTATCTGATAGGTATACAAACACAGGAAGATCTCCATATACACAACTATATTATGGTAGTTCTATATATGATGTTTGGATTCCAGGTTTCTCTAGATTTATATTTGATTTAGATTTATCTAAATTACAAGAAAAATATAATGAGAAAATTATAAGTTTAGAATGCTCAACAGGAGTTACCCACACTTTATTAATGAGAAACACCTGTTTTTTTGATCCTAATACTTTAAATGCAACAGATTCATTAGGAAATATAAGAGCAACTTCTTTTGACTTAATTTTATTTAGAATTCCCCTAACATCGGGAAATACTGGTGATCCACAGATATGGGACGAGGGTGTTGGGTATGATTATTATGATGTTGATAAAACTCTTAATTCTCCTTACGCTTATTTGAAGACTGATGGAATACCAAATGATCGTTCATTCTCAGATAGACCTTCAAATTGGTATCAGACAACAACAATAGACACTTGGGGAACTGAGGGAATTTACGACAACACAAATTCAATGACAGGAAACGCCGTTCATTATTCGGCTTTAACAATTATTGATACACAACACTTCGAATTTGGTAATGAAGATATTGAATTTGATATGACAAATGAAATAAACTCAATATTGGACGGAACTTTAACGGGTGTTACAGGTTGGGGAATTGCATATAAACCTCAAGTTGAAAACATTACTGGTAAAACCGCAGGGTATTCAGTATATTTCTTTTCAAGACACACTCAAACATTTTATGAACCATATTTGTTAACAGAGTATGATGATTCAGTTAGAGACGATAGAAACCTGTTCACTTTGGGTAGAACAAACAAACTATATCTATATGTTTATGATAATGGGGTTCCTGTTAACTTGGATCAAAACCCTTTGGTTACAATATTTGATACTAATAATTTGGTCGTAAATGGATTGAGTGGTCTAACATCTTGTACAAGAACAAAAGGAATATATGAAATAGAAATACCCCCAATCACAGGATATACAAATCTATGTCAATTATACGACAGATGGTCTAATATAATATTAGATGGGGTTACTTTGGGTAATATTACAAATGACTTCACACTTTACCCATACTCAAAAAGCATTCAAATAGGAACAAATACAAAGGATCCTGAGTTGTTTGGTTTTGACATATATGGTATACACCAAGATGAGAAGATATTGAATACAGACATCAGAAAAGTAGGTGTTATGATCAAAAAAGCTTATACATCAAATCAACCTTTAAACAAAATAGAGGCTTATTATAGAATATATGTTCGTGAAGGACAGACAGAAGTTCAAGTTCAAAATTGGACAATAATAAATAAAACACCTAACGAGTATTATTTTATGTTCGATACTACGGATAAAATTCCAAATGAGTATTTTATAGACTTTAAAGTTAATATCTCCGGCCAGGTTGATACCTATAAAAGGACACTGAAGTTTCAAATAGTTAATAAGAAATGAAGAAGATCGTTTTGAAAGAAAGTGAACTCGTAAGTTTGATAAAAAAGATTGTAAATGAGCAGTCTGTAAAATTAGCAGATGAAGGAGCGGTTATTATTGCAGGATATAAATACAAACTTCAAAAGTCAGGTATAGATGTAAATGTTGATGATATAAAACCACAAGCGGATGGATCATTAAGAATAACCGCATCTTTAGGTTTTATTTCAAAACAAGACACTTTACCAAAAGTACAGGTTGATGACATCATAAAATTGGCAGAAAAAGGGGCCGATAAAATACCTGTACCAAATAAAAAAGGTGAAATTGATAAACAATTAGTTAAAATAAAAAAATGAAAAAATATATTGTATCAGAAAGACAAATAAATGAATTGATGGGTAAATTAGTAGGAACTTCTAAAATGGACCTTCCTATTGGTAAAATGTTTTCTGTAGGAAAATCAGTTAACGAGAAATCGTATAATGATGATATGATTCTACCCAAACAAAGTGGAATGGAACAAGAAACTCAATATTATATGTTTTTTCAAAACTTAAAACAAATTCACAAACAAATAGGTCGTCTATTACAGATGAGTAAAAGTGAAATAGATTCTATTTTACAAGATGGCCACGATTGGGCGGCTGATCACATATCAACCGCCAAAGATGATGTTGAGGAAGTTTATAATTTTTTAACAACTTCTAAAACAGAAGTATTAGATGATAGTATCAAAAATATGGAAGTGACTGAAGGAAAGAAAAAATCAGGAACTAAACTTTGTGCTAGAGGTAAAGCCGCGGCAAAAGCAAAATTTAAGGTTTATCCCTCAGCATATTCAAATGGCTTCGCCGTTCAGGTCTGCCAAGGTAGAATGAAAGGTTTAGATGGAAAAAAAAGATGTTCACCACCTTATTGTTAGTTTGATTCCTAAGTTTATTTTGTTATATTTGTAACAAAAAAGTTAATGGAACTGGATAGTTGGATAAAACGATTTTTCAAGCGTCAATACGCAAAATTTAAAATCAATGTTAGAAAATCCCAATTAAATGAAATACAAGAAGAATTAGAATACAGAAGAACTTGTATGGCAATTTGCCGAAAACTTATTAATCAAAAAGATACACAACTTCTTTTAGCCCCAATTTCAGGAAAAAGGTATATCACAAACAGTCGACTTCATATGTTTGTTGTTCTTCAAGACAGACACATTAACATAATTAATCACGTCTATAATTATTCAGTATTCCTTAGTAATAGGGATTGGGAAAAGTTAATGTTTGTATATGATAATGAATGTGAAAGGAGAAGGTCTGAATATGAAGATCAAATAAAATCACAAATTGATTATTCTCTACACAAAATACTTGAGGGACTTAAAACAGATCAATCACTTTCTTAAAAAAGATTCAAGAATCATAAGGATTTTGTTATCCAAATTTGATTCATTTGTTTTTTTCTTTTTTGGTTTGTAAGAAACCATTGTAGGTTTGTTACCTTTTCCTACTTTTGGTTCTTTCTTCTCAGCCCTTCTTTTTTGTTGACACGCAGATTTTTTTTGAGAGTCTGTCATTTTGCCGGCAACTCCTGCAGCTCTACATTTTGGGTATGAACCAGGTTTTGATTCCGATCTACCACAAGGGGGGTGTTTACCTTCAACTTTTCTACAAATATTAACCCAAGGACCTTTAGGTTGTTTACTACCTTTTGGTTTCTTTTTTGTTCCGAACCAAACCGCCAAATCCTCATTAACCTTTTGTTTTTTCTTTTTTGGTAAATTCTTTTTTGTTTTTTTCCATTGTGTATCTAATTCCCACACACCAACTTCTTTATTAATATTTCCATCCAAGTTATCTTCAGATTTTTCAATATGAGACTTTTCAACAAAAGGGGCTAAAGAATTTTCATGCCAATCTTTAATTTTCAATTCAATTGGTCCTGTATATTCACCAGCACTTACCGTAGTATCTGCTTCCAATAAATTATGAAGTTTTAATATGGTGTTTTTTTCAGACTCAGAAACAAAAATTCTCTTTCCCATACACATAAATATTCAATATTTTCCTTTTGTTATTTTTTTTATTATTATTAAAATATGGAAAACAATCAAACAAAGAACACACCTTTTCAAATGTTAGGATCTCTTCAGTTTACATCTGAAGAACATTTGGAGCTATTTTTACAGACATTAGATTCAAACTCATCATTATATTGTCTTGTTGAGGCGGTTAAATTCTGTAATTCAAGAGGAGCTTTCACTTTGGGTGAAGCAGAACTATTGGCAAAATGTATTAGAACTATCTCCAAAGAAAAACAAAATATAGAAGATGGCACACCCGATACAACACGCTAAATCCTCTGTAAAGAAGTTCGGAGGTAAAGTAGACGATTACATCGAAATACACAACTGGTTCGACGAAACTAAGGCTTGGGTAGGTCATTCCCTACATAGAGCGTTTCGTCATCACAGCGAGGGTATATTCGAGTGTGAGAAGAAGTTTGGATCATCCTTTACCAATAGTGATGGTAAAGTTGTATATACTCGTTATGTTGGAGAACAGCATGTTAAAGAAGATTGCAATAATGTGATACCATCGGCCAAAGATTGGATTGAAGTTCTTCAAAATCACGAAAAACCTCATTGGGTTCTAAGAACTTTAAAACTCGAAGTTGATGATTGATATATTTATAAAATAAAACTATGGAATTAACTAATGAACAAAAAAGACTTTTATTGATAACCTCGATGCACCTTAAAAGTTACGGAAAAAAAGATGGTCGTTTTGAAATAGAATCTGGATATGGGGATGTATATTGGGACCAAAAAAATTTTTATACAAGTGATTGGAGATCTGAAATACAATGTCCAATAACAGAAAAATTCAGAACATTTTGTGTAGAAATCTTTGAAAATTATATTAATGATGATTTAGATAGTGAAAACAGATATAATATTTATTTCAATATTAAAGTTGAAGAAAGAACTTTTGATATTGAGATTGTTGGGTATTATAATGACACCGAATCATTTGGAAATAGTTGGTCATTAGAAGAAATATCTGATAATGAAAATGTAATGACCGCAATTGACCTAATGAAACAAAGAAATATAAAACAACTTAATGTTGCTTATGATGGTTCAGGAGATAGTGGAGGAATAGAAGATTGGTCAACAATACCTTCAGGAAAAGATATTAGTGATTTAGAAGGACTTTTGGAAGATTGGTGTTACAATGAATTGGAAAATCATCACGGGGGTTGGGAAATTAATGAAGGATCATCAGGATATTTTTATTTTTATCCAAATGATGAGGAAAATACGGTAGAACTCTCACACAATCAGAATATAGAAAGTTCAGATACAGATGAATTTTTGGAAACAAAATTTTAAAAAAATTTATTATATCTTTGTGTGTGATTAAAAACCATCAGGTTGGGGGTGAAACAATCCCAACTTGGAGGTGGAATGGAAGACTCTTTAGAGACAATGTTCACCTCACACAAATTATTAAGCAATAAAAAAGGGACGATTTCTCGTCCCTTTTTTTTATTGAGATCAATCGATTAACGAAGTTCTCTGAGGTCAAATGTGCGAACACCATCAACTGTGATACGACCATAGAAACGGTTGTTAACGAGTTTCTTAGCGTAACGAGTCATAATACCCTTAATTGGGGTAAAGTTGAATGGGTTATACATTGTCGGAGTCAACTGAAGTGGTACATACGGAGCGTAAATGTAACCAGTATCAAGTAATGAAGTACCCTTATGTCCAAGTAACACAGTGTTAGGTGGGAAGTAAGGATCACGATATACTTGATAACGTCCAGCTAAAGTACCGATTCTTTCGATACCCATATTGTATTGGTCTTGCTCAGGTGAAGCGTTCGATACGTGGAAGTATTCCAAATCATCGAAGATAGCTGAGATCTCAGACGATACAACAATCCAGTTAGCACCACCACGGAGGGTAGACTTGTGGATTTGAGCAGAGATTTGGTTGATTGTTGTGATAAGAGTTTGGTTCCAATCCTTCTGAGTGTAAGGAGTAGTACCATTGGTAAATCTCTTCCAACCATTGTAGTCCCAACGTAGAGTCCAAGCGGCACCCTTTCTAAGATCGCGGAGGATTTCACGGTCAATTTCAGCAGCAACTTGTTCAGAAAGAAGAGCGGTAAGCTCAGCTTCTGCATCAATGTTGTGGAATGCCGCAACGTCCTGAGCGAGTTCAGGAGACCATTGTGCTCTAAGTTTTCTTTCAGTAACAGAAACTGTTACAGACTCAAGATCGAAAGATACTTCACCAATCTTGTCTTCGAACTCAAGTTCTTCATATCTTCTGTAGTAAGCAACGAACGCTTGGTTGTCAGCAGAAGTAGATGAGAATGTTGATCCTGTGTAGCCATCCAAAGACTCGGCACCACAGTCGATACATACTGGTACTTGAAGATCTATCTCAAGATAGATACAACCAGTTGGTGAACAAATGTTGTAGAAAGAACCACCATTACCTCCACCGGTTTGAGTGCCAGGCCATACAGTTTGTGTTGTTGTTCCATATTCTACGATACCTTTACCGTATTTCTGAGTAACAACTCTGAAGAGTTGAGGGGCTCCACCAGCGGCGGGGAATACTTTAAGACCAGAAAGGAAAGCTTCACTATCCATTTCTTGACCATCAGGTCCGATAAGTTTACCTGCACCTGTAGATGAGAATCCACACATACTAACAATAACTTTTCTGTAGTTACCAGAAACACCTGAGCTATAACCTGATGGAATTAAAGATCCACCATCCCAAGCAACAGTTACAACAGTAGCCTGAATTGCTGACCAACGACCTTTTGAATAGTCGAATAAACCTTCAGGATCAAGACCTGGTTCATTTCCTTCATAAAACAAATCATACAAGTTTTTCTTATAAGCATTTGAGTTATCAGGATATCCAGCATTAGGGTCACCAGGATAATTTCCAGGAGAACCTACAGGTGCGTAATGATCACCTGAAGCATAAGTTGAAGATCCTGTGTATCCTTGGATACGAGGAACGAAATAGAATAACTTTCCGATAGGAAGGTTCATAGCCTGTACAGAAACGATCTCATTAGCTAAAAGCTTAGAGAATACCCTTCTGATGATAGGGAACACAACTGTTTCGAAAGCTCCGTTTGAACCTTCACCAGTAGCTTCGTTTATTAAATGTGATGCTTGGTTTTCATACAACTGAGCAACATTTTCTTTTAAATGACCTCTTAGACCTTCGAGAAAGCCTAATTTGTCCCATTTGTTTATAGTGTCTTCTTTGATAACTTTAAGGTGCTTAAGACCGATGTTACCCACTAATCCACTTTCGAGTAATACTCCCATTTTATTAGTTTTTTAGTTTTATGTTTATTTTATTAGTTTGGACATAAGATCCTTCATTCTCATAAATTGAGGATTTTCATAAGTTTTAGATTCAATCAAATTAGTTGCGCTTCCTGAAGAAACTTCTCTTTCAATTTTGTTAGTAATTGATTCAGTAACAACTTTAGATGGTTGATCACCTAATTCTTCCTTTATAGTCCGATAAAGGCCCTTAGATTCTTTTAATGACTCAACACCATCAAATCTTCTAAGAATGTTTATTTTTTCTTGTTTTGTTGTTGAATGTTCTGTGAACAATCTTGTTGCGTAAGCTAAGTTAGAATTGAAAACAGCAACTTCATTCAACTTTTCTCTGAAGATATTGAGAGCCTTTCTATACTCTTCATTCTTTTCTCTAAGAACTCTAAGTTGTTCTTCGTATTGATTAACGCTTTCTTCAATGTTAGCGTTAAATTTAGAATGAGATCTTGGTTTTGGAAGACCACCTTTTCTAAAGTATTTTCCATTACCCAAAGTTCTAGCAGCTTCTTTTGTTTCAGCCTTTTTGTCTGACTTTTTAATATCTGCCATTTCACCCTCTTTGAATTCGAATTTTGGTTTACCAGTTCCTTTTGTAGGATTTGCATGTTTTTTATTTTCGTCAAAACCACCTTGTGATTTCTTATAAGTAAACTTAGGTTTACCCATACCAACACCTTTTGGTTTAACTGACATTTTACCTTCTTTGGTTTCCATTTTATAAGATTCTGTATAATCATAATCTTCAGATGGTTCATCCTGAGTCATTTCCATAGTTTCTTCAAGATCATTCATTTCGAGATATTCTCCTTCAGGGGCCATATCTACATCATCATCTAAACTTATTTCATAAACAACCTCATCTTGTTCACCTTCGTAGGACATACCCTCTTCGGTCTCGTTGTAATCCCCCTCTAAATTCATATCTTCATCCATGCTATTAACATCTTTTTCAAATATTTTATTGATGGCATCTGAGTATAACTCATCGTCATCTTCTTCATTCATTTTTTCTTCTTCAGATTCACCCAAATCGATTAGGTATTCTACATCCGCATTTTCATCTTCTAAGTGAAGTCTGTTATCATCTTTTTTAACAATGATACCATCCTCATCACCCATAGCTTTAAATACTTTGAGAATTTCTTCGTCAGAAGCATTGGTTAGATCTATTGGTTCCATTTCATCTTCCTCAGAATCCATATCCATTTCATCATCATCTTCCATATCCATATCCATTGACATTGTGTCAACATCCATTTCCATTTCATCTTCAGACTCATCATCAGATTCTTCAGATCCAAAATCTACCTCAGTATCATCATTCGATACTTCGATATCCTCAACCTCATCCTCATCTTCATCAGATTGTTCTTGGAGAGATTCTTTTACCAGATCTTTGATTTCTTCCTTCATTGTTGAAGCAAGTATTCCTTTTGCATTTTCCGAGACAGCTTCTTCCAAGTTTTTCATCGAAAGTAAAGCTTCTTCCACGATTGATTTTTTTTCCATATTAGGATATATTTTTTTTTATAAATATATGAGTATTAATAAAAATTTAATTTTTACACTTAAAATCAAAAAAAAATCCGAGATTTCTCTCGGATCTTTACAAACACCAACTACTAATATCAGTTAATTACTTCATCGATTTTACTTTCAGAAACTGAAGTGATTCTCCATTCTTGTGAAAACCCTTCATATTTCTTTGTAACCTTAGCCTCAACATCAGTCACTGAATAACCTTTAACCAATTTTTCTTCCCTGATTTTTTTAATTTTTCCTGATTCTTCGTCAGGCATGTTGTACATAATTTTTGCGATAAAATACTTTTCGTCCATAACTTTTTTATTAAAAATTAAATATTACAAACGATAATGTCAACTTATTTTCCCAAATAGTCAGAAAGTCTTCTCATTAAATCCACAGATTTACTACCAGACTCTTTCATTTCTCTTTGTATTTTCATCTTATTCTCATCCTCCAAATTCTCTTCATATTTGAATCTGTCATCTGAGTCTAAGAAAAGATATGCACCTGGCGTCGAAGGTGAAGATACTAAGTCAAAACATATCAATTCAAAATCGTCTTGAACTTCATTTTGTTCTCCTACCTTTTTTAAAGACCCAACTCCTCTTGAAGATATACCCAAAGTTACACCTAATCTAAGTAAATTAGCCGCCTGATCACCCTTACAAGATATTACACCTCTTTCGTGAAAACCAGGTGAAGTTAAAAGTCTTAGTTTTCCCAACAATACATTTTTATCCCACCAAATATCCGTTATAATATGTGAGACTCTATCAAGGTCAATCAAAGAACTTTCGGGGTGATTAAGTTCACTTAGAGATACCCCTTTATTAATAAGTTTCTTATAATTTTCAGATTCTCTTTTTAAAATCTTCTCAGGATATATTCTACCATTTCTATTTGGAACATTGTATTTTTGTAGAACCGCATAGAACTCAAATGGTTTTGAATGATCCAAAAGATTTTTATTTTCCTTTAATATATTTCTATTAAATTCATCATTTGGATTGATATGTCCTGCATCATACTCGATGAGAATTCCTTTACCTAAATCATTTGGTCCTAATATTCTTAAATTATTCATATCTGAAAACAATTAATCAAATATAAATAGTCTAGTTTATTAGTTTTTCAAATTAAAACGATTTCTGATTTCTTTGTTATATTAAAATCAAAGTATTTGTTATCTTTGAAATTTTCAGAAAATAATATTTGTGTTATTTTTTTCATCTCACCTTTTAAGATATTTGATTTAAATGATACTTGTTCTTTAACAAAAAATGTTATTTCTAAATTTAAAAAAGATTTCTTTCCATATTGTATTCCACTGCTTCTCAGGTCTAAATCAAGTATAAATTTATCTTCAAAAAATGTTTTATTAATAATGTCGTATATTGTATGTTTTATTTGTCTTGATAGATTTGATATTACTCTTTCCCACCCCTCTACCATATCAATTTTTGGGTCAACCCAAGTTTGTATGTTTAAATAAATTGATTTTAAATTCTTTGCATCCACTGATCCGTAAATCGCTTTTATTTTTTTCAATCCATTTATTCGGATTGTTTTTCCTTTTTTCATAAATTTGCATGTTCTTCGAGTTTATTATTTTTCTAAAATATAATATATTTAAAGTAGAAAATCAAAAACAAATGATAATTGTAAAAATTGACAAAAACATTGAAAAAGCGTTAAAAACTTTAAAGAGTAAGGTTATTAAAACAAAACAAACTCAACAACTTGTTGAAAAAAAGGAGTTTGAAAAAAAGAGCGTTTCAAGAAGAAATCAAATAAAGAAGGCTAAATATATTCAACAAAAAAAGAATAATGATTAAATAGTTTCGTTTAATTTTCTTAAACGATAGTAGTTTAATTTATCAATATTATCATTCTTAATTTTGTTTACGGTTTCCTGAAGTTTAGTTTTAATTCCATCTTCTTGATCTGATTCCATTAAATCTTCTAATTTTTTTATGGTCATATTCTTCAAGGACTCGTACTCCTCGTATAGTTTTTTGGAATCCATTTGAGCAACTTCTAAAAATTCCTTCTTTTCACTTTCAGTTAAATCTTGTATAAAATTATACATTGATTGGTTTGCAATACTCAAAGATGTTTTTAAAGGAATATTAATTATTTCTTTTTCAGTTGTTTGTTTTGAAGTTATTGTTTCAAATACTACTTTTTTACTTTTAACTTTTGATTCAATATTTAGGATATTATCATCAAATAACTTATCTACATTTTCATATAAATTTTCAGTTGTCACTGATGATATCCATTCATTTAATGAATTAATTTTATCTTTTGATAATTTGATTGACTCAAATTTTTCTATACACTCATTAATATAATCGTTCGCAATATCTTTATTGATACCATTTTTTGACGATAACTGATCGTACAAATAAAACATTGACACTAAGTTTTTATCTTGTAGAACCAATTCTCTAAATTTTCCAAAAGATTCTTTAATGGTTTTATTTTGATATGAGTCTACCAAAATTTTTTCTATCTTAGATTTTATAATTCCGAAATTTTTCATCTTTTTAATTTATAAATATCAATCCCCCAACAGTTTTTTCAACTCTTGTTCAATTTCACCCATAGACTTTTTTGCTTTGGTAAGATTTAAATACTTTTCTTGATTATGTTCGTCTTTTTCTAATAGTATATTGACATTATCATCTTTAATAGATTCGGGAGTAACACCCGCTTCAGGTGGTGATTCACCCCCTGCAGGAGGAGCTTCACCACCCATCGGAGGTTCCATACCTGGCATTTCACCACCCATCGGAGGTTCAGGTGGGGTTGCAGTAACACCTTCGGTAGTTCCTGTAATCTTACCATATATTCTATCAATATTATCAAATAGACCTGTTTTCTTAATAATCTCAGGAGTCAATTCCAATTCTTTGGCGACCGCTCTTTCAATTCTTTGTTGTTGGATATCAAGTTTTATTTCATCATCAGAGAATCCTAAAATATGTTTCTTCGCCCAAGAAGCGGATACAGGAGCAAGATTCTCTATTGGTGTTACAGCATCTTTATACAACAACATTTTTTCTTTCCAAACATCGATCTTCAAAAGATCTGCCTGAGATGATGGATTAGTCAAAGACAATGTGAAGTTATCTAACTCGTCCTCAAACCCTAATAAAAACAAATGAATAATTGCAATCTTATTCAATTCTTGTAACATACTATTTTGTATTTTATTAATAGTTCGAGCAAATCTGATATCTTGTAACGCCAAACTTTTTCCATCACCAACCACTTCCTCAAAACCCAAAAACGCTTTTGGAACTCTTATGGCTGTTAATAATTTTTTTTGTATATATTCAATATCCGCAATTTCTGATAAATTCTGTGCTCCAGGTAATGTGTCAATTGGACTTGGTGCTGCGGGATCTCTGACAGGAATAAAGTAGTCCTGATCCACAGCCATTTGATTGAACCTCAAATCTACATTACCTGTTTTTGGATCAGTTGTTTGATCTCTTTTAAATTTGTTGGCAACTCGTTGTACATACGCTTCAACATCTTTATCATCCATATTACCAACAAAAACTTTAAAAATTCTTCTCTCAGGAGCTCTTGATGTTCTGTAAATCAACATAGCATCTTCCGCTAATAATAGTTGTTTCCAAATTCTTCTCGCTTTTTCTAATATAGATGTTCCATATGGTAATTTTCTATCGTCACCCAATAATCTAAAATGCGCCATTTCCCAAGTATGAAATTCCATATCTTTTTGTTTCCACAAAAATTTCAATCCTCTATTTTTTGGATCTTCTTCCATTTTTGCCGCTCTTGCACCCATACCTCTTTCCAATCTTTCAATTTCAATGTTTGGTAATTGCATACAACCCACAATTCCTTTTTCAGGGTCAAGTTTTAAAAAGACAAAATTATCACCATACTTACAGGTGTTTCTTGTCCACATTGGGAGATTTGTATTAATATCTAATTTATTGTTAAACAAATCCGCCAAAACAGCTTTTATTCTTTTTGATTCAGAGTAGATTTGTAACATAAATCCATCTTCATTTGGTGTTGTGGATTCTTCTGCGAATATATCTAAAGCTGCGGATATCTCGGGAGTAAACTCCATACTTTCAAAATCATAAAAAGACGCTAACCTTGTTGGTTCATAGTATACCGCTTGTGTATAAAGATTGTTTTCGATCTTTGTCCACTGGTTTGCAATATATAAAGTTTGTTGTGCTTGTAACTTTTCCTTTTCGTATTCCGGTTTACTTGTTGTTTTAAGTAATTCGGTTTTATCGAATTTATAAACAGGATAGTCTTGATTAAGTAGAGAGTTAGGTCCAAAAGCTCTCGATAATCTTTGCCAAACCGTTAAATTTTTGTCGTTATTTTCCATATTTTAAATCTAAACTATCAATTCAGAAATTAAAGTTATCTTTTACCTCCGAACAACCATAAATAGTTTTGATAGTCATTTTTGGTTGGGTTGTTAGAGTATATTGAATCTTTTGATTTAGCAGAATGATTTGGAACTACAGGATTAAAGTTTGATTGTTTTTGATAATTGTCATTAGTTTGAACAGTCCAAGCATCAATCATAGATTTGGTTTGTTCTGTTACTTTTGTAAGATTTGTAAATGAAGCTTCAGCAACATAACAAGCCATTGAAATTGCCATAATTAAATCATCGTGTTGCCCTTTTTGGTGATCTGGTCTTCCATTTATGTAAATGAAAGTATTCATTTCATTATAAAGTCTATTACTCCTAACCGTAAATCCGTGACGCAAAGCCTCCTCGTAGGCGGCAATTATTTGAACTCTTTTTGAATTGAAATTGATTCCTGGTATTTTCTCAATTGATTTTGGATCCCATTTCCATTTATTCATATAGTCTATTCCATCAACATAAAGACTCCTATAACCTAATTCTTGCATCTTTCTTGATGTTGCAACACCCATTCCTCCTGTAATATCAATTACCGCAAACGCATTATACATATTACCCCATTTAAAACAGATCTCAGCTAGTATATCAGGAGGAACCTTACCAAGATATTCACATACCTGTTTTCGTTCATCAAAATCGATTATTTGAAATGATGAGAAATCTTCACTGTCTCCACGACTTGCATCAATACCCATCACATATTTGTGACCCATAACAGGCTCATCCCAAATCCATAAAGAACCTGACATCATTTTATTACTCGGTTCTTTAATCATATTTTCGTGAATTTTGGTCATCAAGTTTGAATCAAATACATTATCACCTGATCCTAAAAACTGACACTCAAGTTCTTGATTTATCTTTCTTTTATCAAACTTAAGTTTTTTAACCATTTTTTCATACCAAGGGGAAGATGGTTTGTAACCTAAAGACATCATTTCTTTTATTCTAAGATCACGACCAATGTCGAACTCTAAGTAGTCAAAAGTTTTAATTCTATCTTGTGAATATTCTTCTCTATTGAGTAAAAAATGAACAATGTCGTCAGTTTCAACAAAATATAAATCTTTAGAATATCTTGGATCTCTATACCAAAACATTTCTGAAACTTTAAATTGGTTCATACCCTTCAAAGCCTGAGCATATATGTCATAATAAATCGGATCAAATCCGTTCGGTGTTGATACCACAATTACTTTACCACCTGTGGATAATGATGCCATACAAGCCGCCCAAAAATCTCCATCAGCTTCAATATATGCCGCTTCATCAAAAACCAATATAGTTGGTGTATATCCCCTTAAAGCGTCTTTAGATGTAGCAACAGCTTTAACCTCACAACCATTATTTAATTTATAATGTCTTTGTGAATTTTTTTCATCAGAAAAATCAACACCTAACCAAGAAGGCCATTGTCCTACAAAAGCCCTAATTTTGTTTGCCATTTCTTGAGCGGTGTCAAGTTTATTGGCAATTATCAATATTTTCTCAGGCTTAGTTTTGGAGGCAAAAGCCAATTTTTTTGATATCCAAGCCGCAGTTACTGTTGATACGCCAGCCTGTCTATATTTCAAAGCGATGTTCTCTTCGAAATTTTCGTAATCTTTTAATAGATTAATCTGATCGGTAAATAATTCTAACGGAACAAACTTTGATGCGGTTTGATCGTATGTTTGTAAGTAAGTTCGAAAAGCATAAGGAGTATCCTTTTGACACTTAACATACTCAAGAAGAACTTGCTCTCTTGTCAAAGAAGACATTAGAATTAATTTATATTTTATCTTGGTTGAAGATCGTCATTATCATCTTCATCCTCATCTTCAGAATCAAAACCTAATTCTTTCTTGTTATTTTTTTTAAGATCGGTAATAATTTCAGTAATCATTCTTTGTATGAATGATTTACCTTCAGCATCACCTCTCATTATCTTTTTAGCGACAGCTAAGAACTCTTGAGCGTTTAGTTTTGAGAATCTTGAAAACAAATAACTTTGTATGTGTCTTTGATCTTCTTCAAAAACCTCGTCAGGATATGTATCAGTGAATTTTTCCCAAAGAACTGGACCAATTCTTAAATCCCAAATTTCTGCAGGTAAAGTATCTGTTTGACCCATTACCATTTCTGCAGCTCTTGGGTCGTCAGGTAATCCTTGACTACCTACTGCCTCCATAACACCTTTGACCAATTCGTGTATTAATATTGGGAATGATACCGCTCTAACTTTAATTGTTGGTGGATCAGTTTCAGGATCTAATTCTTCTGTTCCTCCACCCATTTCACCACCTTCAGCAGCACCCATCAACATTTGATCAGGTAACATCCAATATAAAAGATCATTAACTGACATCAAAATACCATAATTTTTAACCAAGTTCGGATCTAATCTTTCTAATTCATCCTGAACTAAAACAAACATATAGTGACTCTTTTTAGCAGATCCCTGTATAAGTGCATTTATAAATCTTCTTTTGGCCTTCTCTAAATCGAAGTTATCCATCGCGGACATAAAATCTTCCATCTCTTCAGTTGGGTTAACACCAAACTGTTGTTCTATTTCTTCCTCATCAGGTTCTTCTTCTGGCTTTTTGGCCATTTGACTCATATCAATTTCTTCTCTACCAATAAGTTTAACATCATATTGAAAAGCATCTTTTGGTATACCCATCTCCTTTATTACCAAATCAATTGCAAGTCTTTCTAAAGCAGCTTTGTTTCTTTTTTCAACTCTTACCACATTATTAAAGGCTTGCATCATCGCCATCATTAATTGTTGTAAAGCACCCATTCCTTGAATGGAACGAACGCCAGTATAATGTTTTACTTTATCGACAACATCTTTGAATCTTTTCGATGCAACAATCTCTTCAAAATTTCTGAATTTAGCAGTTGGTTTTAATTTAGGAAAACCAGGATAGTCTTTACCGTAAGATGTTTGGCTTGAACCCAATTTTCTTTCGAGTTCAGGATCCATTCTTTCTGGACTATCACCATAATCAATTGGTGCTTCTTGTAGTTTTTTCTTTGCCATAACTTTATTTTAAATTAATTCCCAATTCATCCCAAGTAAACCAAGTGGGTATGTCTGATTTTTCAGCCTTTGGTTTTGGTTTATGTTTAGGTTTAAAAGGTGTATCTGGTTTACCAGGTTTTACAGGTGTCTTAGGTTTTGGTGGTGATTTAACAGGTGCCTCCTCAGCCTCAGAAACTGATGTTTCATTTTTTTCCGCCTTTGGTTTCGGTTTGTGTTTTGGTTTAAATGGGGTATCAGGTTTACCAGGTTTAGTTGGAGTCTTTGGTTTGGTTGGTGTTTTTACTGGAGCATCTTCTGACTCTGTAATAGAAGAACTATATACCTTATTTAGAAAATCTCTTTTATTCATTTTAGGTTTCATTTCAGATTCAATAAGTTCCATAATTTGTTCTTCTAAGAAATATTCTTGTGGATCATAACCCTCTTCAATTTTTTCTTTTACACCTAAAACACATTTTTCATATTTTTTCATTTGTGATTTTGACCAATCACTTCTTTCAGTTGTTCCGAATTCTTTACCCATAGTAGCGGTGCAAATAGCCCAAGGATTCTTACCCTTTTTCTTTTTTTCTTCCCCTAGTTCTTTTTCTCTACCAGATTTTTGTAAAACTTTAACATCTCCTGTCGAAGTTTGAGTAATATCCATATTTCCTATGTTAGCGCCAGTTGATTGGGCGACATTTCTCGGAATTGTGTATTCAGTTCCCCTCAACTCTTTTTTCTGAATACCACTAGTTTGTTCAACAATGATTCTTTTATAAAGAGTATTAATCTGAGATTCATTCATCTTTGATAAAGTTTGAACTGAGAAACCTTCTTTAACCAATTTAATTATTTTATTTTTCATAGACAACTTTTTTTTCAAATTCTAATACAATGTCTTGTTCGTAGAGTTTATCCTTAACCGATTGTTCTGATTCGCCAAAATGAAAAACTAATCTTTTTCTTCTTGAGAAATCGGATTCTTCTGTTTCTGTTTCCCATGCAAGAGCAATTACATTATCCATCGCATCTTCCATAGAAAAGAAATCGGAGTCCTGTATCAAAGTAAATTGTGTGTCACTTTGTTTTAGAACTCCAACCTTTTTTACATTTTCGATGTTTGGTGGTAAGGGATTTCCATTACAAGGTTTTGATTCCCAATTTTCACCCCAAACATCTGTTACATTACCAAATATGAATTCATATATGTTATCGCCTTTGTAGTTAGGTCCTAAACCATTAACATATATTAGATTCATTATAGTATGTCACCTTTTGTTGTTATTTTGATTTGACTACCTTTGTGTTCGATAACCAAATTTTTCTTATTTGTTAAACCTAATACTTTAGCTTCGGTATATTTTTTCAAAATATCTTCTGCAATTTTGGCTTGTTTTTCAGTTTCAGATAAACGATTAGCCTCTTTCAAGTTTAATTTTAGATTCATTTTTCTTTTATGTGATTCTTGAATTTTCTTTTTCTGAAGTTGTTTTTTCTCCATCTCAGATAAGTTGAAATATTTTGATAATACTTTTTCAACCTTTGATTCTGAAAATACTCCATCAAAAATATTACTATAAAAACTTTCTTCTTCACTTGAGTCGTCTTCAAATTTAAGATTTCCAGCAAACGCTGATGACACCTTTTTATTAAAGTTATCCATACCTTCACCAAATTCGCCTTCAAGTGGTTCTTCCATTCCTTCGGGTTCATCAGGCATTTCTTCATCACCTTCAGGTCCCATATCAGGAGCTTCGGGAGACCCTTCTTCACCACCCATTTCATCCTCATCAAATCTTGATAAGATTTCGTCTTTGTCCTCATCTTCCAACTTTTCCAAGTCAACTGCAGATAAGATAGAATTTATAACATATTTAATATCTTTTGAGGATATTTCTTCATCATCTAATGTTCTTATTTTTTGGGCTAATTTACCTGTCAATTTTTGAACGCTCTTTAAAGAAGATCCTTCATCGTCTTTTCCCATTTCTTCACCACCTTCAGGACCCATATCTGGCATGTCGTCTGAAGGAGGAGCCATATCTTCAGGAGCCGAATCCATTGGTTCTGCAGAAGAATCGGGGGCAGGTGATGGTTCAGGAGAAGGTGCGGGAGCCGGTGGAGTCTCAGGTTTTGGTGTTTTCAAAACATACTTCTGTTCTGAAAATAAAGAAATTCCTTCTTCATTGCCAGTTTGTGTATTAATCTCTTTAGCCACCAAATTAAGTCTTTTAAAGGCTTGAGAATATGACCTATAATAACTTCTATTTTTCATAGACTCCAAATAATCAAAAGTGGATTCATCAATCCTTTTTTTCAAAACATATCCGTTTTTTTCCTTATCAATAACATATTCAACACCATTAGACATTACTATTGAATATTCTCTTGATTTATCCTCATTTACTGGGGTTGGTATGTTTTCTTTATATCTTGATATCTCAATAATTCTATTGAGTTTTTCTTGTCCTTGTAGTTTTTCACTACCTATTGGTTTTAATCTTCCCATTTCTGATTTATCTAATTTTAATTGTTTAATCCGTTAAATCCACCTAAGGCAACTGCTTGAATTTGGACAACCTGAGTGTTACCAGTCTGTGCTAAGTATATTGGATGTGGTGGTTCTACTGTTGTATATGTATAAGAGTCAGTAGGATCGACCGGTATACATACTACACAATCAGTATAAACATATGTTCCCGCTGAGATTGTTTCTGCCATAGTTTTTTTCTTTATAAATATATCATTTAATTCAAATTTAATTGAATCAATAACAATAAATATAACTATGATTAAATTAAGTCCTTACAATTGGTGGATTTTTAAAACTAGCCCCCGAATCATATCCATCGATTACTTTCGCAACTAAATCACCAGTACCCCACATATCTAAAGCGGGACACTCACTTATTTTTTTGGCACCGATATTATTTTTTAAACCATTAACAATACAAGAGTAGTCATATTTTGTACTCTGTAATGTTTTTACAGTTGCTTCAATACCATATTCGGGTTTTGAATAATTTTTAACTTTAGCGGAATTATAATCAGACATATTGGTGTCTTTGGTTAAACTAAATGTCGTATTAAAAGGATTGTTTTTGGCGGTTCCCTTTTCTGCTTGTCTCCAACCATAAAGAAATTTTAAATTTTCGTCAGTAATTGGTGCTCCTAAACCTTCTAATATTTTTTTGTAAAAATCATCATCGGTTGATGATATAATTGGTGTTTCTTTTTCTTTGTTTTGTGTATCGCCACTAGTTTTTTCTTCTTCTTTTTTCTTTTTCTGTTCTGATTTATCTAAATCTTCCTTATTCTTAACTAATTTTTTCAAAACCTCAAGATCTGACTTATCCATAGTGTCATCTAAATCCAAATTATTATCTTCTTTGAATTTTTTAATATATTCTATTAATTTGTCATTATATTTTGCAGTTACATAATAGTTCTTGGGCGCATATCCCAAAAATACCATAGCTTTTTCAACAGGAACAACAGAAAAATTGTATTCGTCTTTTCCGTCTTTTGTTTTTTTCTCTAAAACAACATTTTTATCAATTAGTTTTTGAATTCTAACTGATAAATCTTTTTTGAATATTTTGAAAAATGGTGAAGAAAATAAACCAGAAAAACCATCTTTTACTTTGTCTTGAACATCACCAAGTTTGTCCTTTAATTTATCTTTTGTATCTTCGATTTTACCTTGAATGTCCGTATTGGTTTGATCTTTAGTTGATGGTGGTTGTATTGGTGTTTCCAATTTTGACCCTATCATTGTCTCAGGATCTACATCTTTACCATTAACCCATACTTCAAAATGTAAATGTGGTCCTTCTGAGTTACCACTATTAACACCACCCTTATCACCACCGGAGTATCCAATCAAATCCCCTTTTTTAACTTGTTGTCCTGGTTGAACAACCCATTTTTTCATATGACAATATTTCGTCATTATATTATTGGGGTGATCGATTTTAATAAAACCTCCACAATTTCTTGGGTCTGTTGTATTATCGGCATTTTTAACTATACCATCTTCAGCGGCGTATGTTGGCGTCATAATACTAACACCTATATCAATACCCCTATGATTTGGTCTTGAACTTGTCCTATATCCTGATGTTATCCGGTCAGACCCTACTGGATTCATTAAATCTTCATTGATCAGTCTTTTAATTCTACTTTCCTTCAAGGACAATCTTTTATCAATAATATCATTTTCAAAATTGAATAGTTTTTCAATATAACCATTTCTTCTTAAGAATTTGAAAACTAAATTCTCGTATGAAAACTCTCCGCCTTTAGATAGGCCTGTTGATCTGTATTCTTTTATCTTTTTTCTAAGTTTGTTCAAAAATTCCAATGAATTTTCTAAATCTTTTTCTTCCTTGGCCTGTTCAATAGTTTCATCTATTTTGGTAATCCAAGAATTAACCTTATTCAACAATACTTTTTTATCAACTTGAAAATCTTCTTTTTTTGGTGTTACGATCCATTCATTAAATAAAACAGAGTAAACACCCGAACTTGTATGTTCTTCTGATTCATCTTGAACATACAACTCAACATCATAAGTGAAGATTTTAATGTTATGTTGTAGATTGAATAATGTTTTTTTGAGTTTGAATAACTCAGTATATAATTCTTTTTGTTTTTCTGAAAACTGCGAAAAATCAACAATTAGGTGTAAATCGATATCAGAAAATTCAGACCAATTGAAATTTGCCAAAGATCCTGTCATATGAATATCAGAAACAAATATCTCTAAACCTATGAACTCTTGAAATTGGTTAGATATTTCCAAAAGTTTAAGTCTAATATTTTCTTTGAGTTCTGAGGAGTCTGGATTTGTTGGTGAAGTCCAAATTTTTGGATTTAAAGATTCTTTTAAAGAAAAACTTTTAATTATTTTTTGTGAATTTTCCATCAACAATAAATAGATTGTTTGATAAAAAAAATTTAAACTTTCTTATATGGGAATTTTTTTGATATCTCACTTGAGAAAAACTTTCCTTGCGACTCTGAAAGTCTGAATTGTGTGTATACCTTGTGAGGAACCTTCTCATATACATAGACAAGTCCATTGTTAAACTCAACAACTAAATTCTCTGTTTCAGTATCATATTCAGTTCTTTTTATATTACTAGATTGAATTTCATTGATAATTTTTGTTCCCAATATTGTTTCTCTGATAATTGCCATAATCTTTTTCTTTAACAATAAATATTATCAAAATCTTGTCAATGATTCTCTAAGGTTGATTTATTGTTCTGTTAAGTTTATCTTTTAATAAAAAAATATGATGACCGAACATTTTGATAACGACTCACCTAAAGAAAACAAACAAAAAACCACAGATTCCCCAACACCCGTGTTGGATAATTTTTCAAGGGATCTGATCAAACTCGCAGAACAAGGAAAAATAGACCCTGTAATTGGTAGGGAAAAAGAAATTATCAGAATTGCCCAAATTTTATCTCGAAGAAAAAAGAATAACCCAATAATCTTAGGTGGCGCCGGTAGTGGTAAAACAAGTATTGTTGAGGGTTTGGCAATGAAGATATTTGAAGGAGATTGCCCAAGAAATCTTTTGGACAAAAGGATCCTGTCTTTGGATATGACTTCAATTGTTGCCGGAACCAAATATAGGGGTCAGTTCGAAGAAAGGATGAAAGTTATCATTGAAGAGTTACAAGCAAATCCCAATACTATCGTTTTCATTGATGAGATTCATACCATTGTAGGGGCTGGTAATTCATCTGGTTCGTTAGATGCATCTAACATCTTTAAACCTGCTTTGGCTCGTGGCGAAATTCAATGCATCGGAGCAACAACCTTAGACGAATATCGTAAAAACTTTGAAAAAGATGGAGCATTAGAAAGAAGGTTTCAAAAGGTTGTAATTGATGGTTCATCAAAGTCCGAAACCTTAGAAATTTTAAAACAATCAAAAATTAAATACGAAGAGTATCACAAAGTAAATTATAGTGAAGAAGTATTGATATCTTGTGTTGAATTGGCCGACAGGTATATAACCGATAGAGAATTTCCTGACAAAGCTTTTGATATTATGGATGAAGTTGGCGCAAGATGTCAAGTTGAGATTAAAATACCTGATATTATTGAGGATCTTAAAACTCAAGCCTCTGATGTAAAAAAAGAAAAGTTAGAAGTTGTTAAAAGACAAAATTTTGAACAAGCGGCTGAACTACGAGACAAGGAGAAGAAAATCTTGGCAAAACTTGAAGACGAAAAAAAGAAGTTTGAGAAGGAACTATTATTAAATAGAAAAGATGTTCCGATTGATTTGGTATATGAAGTGGTTTCCAATATGACCAAAATTCCTGTTTCAAAACTTACAATCGACGACACAAAGTCTTTAATTGATTTGGAAAATGTTTTGAACAAAAGTGTTATTGGGCAAGAAGCCGCAGTTACCAAAATTTCAAAATCAATCAGAAGGAATAGGTTGGGTATTAAAGACCCGAAGAGACCGATTGGATCTTTCATATTCTTGGGTAGTACTGGTGTCGGTAAAACCCATTTGGCAAAACAATTGGCTAAAGAAATCTTTGGTAGTGAAGAGGCTTTGATTAGAGTTGATATGTCTGAATACCAAGAGAAAATTAGTATGACAAGACTTATAGGATCTTCACCAGGTTATGTTGGTTATGAAGAAGGTGGTCAATTAACTGAACAAGTTAAAAATAAACCTTACTCTTTGGTTTTATTTGATGAAATTGAAAAGGCGCACAAAGATATTTTCTCACTTTTACTTCAAATCTTAGACGAAGGACATATTACTGATAGTTTGGGAAGAAAAATTAACTTTAAGAATTGTTTGATTATTATGACATCAAATCTTGGTGTTAAAAAGATTCAAGACTTCGGAACAGGTATGGGATTCTCATCATCAAGTAATGAATATATTCAAGAAGAAATGAAAAAGGATATATTGAATAAAGAACTTAAAAAGTTTTTTGCCCCCGAATTCTTAAATCGTATTGATGATACAATTATCTTTAATACTCTCAGTGACAGTAATGTGAAAGAAATTGTAAAGATCGAACTTGAGAAATTGTTCAATAGGATCAAAGAACTCAAATACAATATTTCATATGATGAGTCTTTGGTGGAATTAATATCAAAAGCTGGTATTGATGACACATACGGAGCAAGACCACTTAAAAGGGCAATTCAAGATAAGGTAGAAGATTTCATATCTGAAGAGATCCTTAAATCAAATTTGATTGTCGGAGAAAGTTACCACATAAAATGTGATGAGGACAAATTGGTCTTGGAAAAACAGAAAGAGAAAAAATCGAAAAAGAAAAAGGGGGAATAGTTCCCCCTTTAGTATTTATGTAATATGAAATCCAATTTTGACATATTGATGGAAAAATTTAAATCTGAAGTTCCAGATAATGTAAAAATTGAAATAGACAAAATTTCGACATTCATAAAAAAATTTGTAAGTGAAAATGGTTTTGTTGTAAAGTTTTACAATTCTTGTTCTGCAGGATTTTCAGGTGTAAGAACAAGAAATTTTGTCATTATTTGTTCACCACAAAAGTTTCATACAATAGCCGACTTTGTATATGTAATATTCCACGAAATTAGACACGAAATTCAGATTAGTAGATTAAAAAAACAAAATCCTCTATCTGGCGATTTTGAAGACTTTGAAAATTTTTTTGAACTTTATTGGGATCTCGAGATGGATGCAGATGAATTTGCCAAAGAAAGAACAAATTATATTGTTTCCATTTTGAATTTATCTGAACAAGAAAAAAACAAACACTTTAAGATCGGAAATTATATTGAGAACTATCCAACTATGTCTCGAATGATCAAGGGGGCAACATTTCCACTTTTCAATCAGGTATTAGAAATAAAGAAATCTTTACCTGATGGAGAAAAGGTAGATGTTTCTGACTTACCTATTGTTAAAAAAATTATGGATAAATTGGAAGACTTTTTTTAAAGTAAAAAGTATTTGTCCTCTTTTAATTTATACTCATACTTTTTATATCCCAAAGATTCAATCATCTTTTTTCCTGTTTCGATTCCATTGTAAACATCTTCAACAACCACATATTCGTTTCTTGTATGATATTGATAATATCCGATTGATATATTGATACAAGAAAAATCGAATTTGGCTTTTAAAGCGTAAACATCAGTATAGGGATGTTTCATAAACCTTAGATCTTCGTTAAAGTTTTCAACCAATATATTTTCACACTTATCATAGAAATCACTTTTGGCGTCAAAAAGGGAAACACCCATACAATATTCTGTAACCATCCAATTCTCAGGGGCATCAAATTGAATTGCGTATCCAACATTTTTGAAAAATTCGGGATCAGCTTTTTTGGATCCGTGACAACCTGTCTCTTCTGACACAAAGAAAGCCGCTTTTAAATGTGGAAGTTCTTTCAAAAGTTCCAAACAACCATAAACACCACATTTATCATCTCCACCAATACCTGTTGGGTCTCCGTTATCATTATAAGCTTTTAATGACAATTTAACCTCCTTTTGTGCGTTTGGAAGATATTCCTCAGCAATATTTATTGTGTCAAGATTGTGAACAGTATCAGTATGAGAAACCACACAAGGAAAAAAGAATCCATCACCAACTTCAGTTTCTGATTTGGTTGCATATACATTATTGAATTGATCCTTATAAAATGGTATATTGTTTTGGGTTAACCAATCACAAATAAATTGAACCATTTTTTCTTCCTTGTAAGTTTTGGTTGGAACCGACAGGACATCTTTGAGTAGTTGATAATTTCTTTCCATTCCACAAAGATATAACAAAAGTTTTAATTATACAAATTAATCATCAAATAATGTTGGTTGATTTAAAAAATTTAAAAATTGATCGTATTCCATTTTAACAACCTTTTTTGGATAATCATTTTTGTTGTATTTACTGTAATTATCAATTACAAATTTCATAGAGTGCACAGAATCAACAGTTACAATCAAATCCAATGTTTGTTTATCTATGTCATCAATTTTTATTTTATTATAACCTTTTGTTTCTGGTTTTCTAAAATACCATTTCCCGATAGTATACTTTGATGATATAAATTTATAAAACTTCATAAATTCTTTTCTTTGATCATCGGTTTCAAATTCAGATTCAACCTTTTCCAAAATACGGTCTAACATTATAGTCATTGCATTACTATATCGTGTGTCATCCCAATACTTAGTCATACAATCATATTCATATTTATATTCTTCATAAAATAGACCATCTATACTTGAGTCTTCGTAAACTACTCTTGTTAATAAACCTAAAATGTCTTTATCTTGTGCCGATGTCTTTTCATACAAATTAATTAAAGTATCTACATTTGTGTAATACACATAAAACGGATTTTTCACAAAGATATTATATTTGAATAAAATATTTGATTCCGTTTTTTCCATAGATTCTCTCATTGATTGAACCTCACAATTATCTCTAATACTAATTTCTTCTTCAAAAAAATCTTCAACATATGTCTCATAAAAATCAAAAAATGTTTTACTATAGTTTGCACGATTTTCTAAATCAAAAAGATCGTGAGACGATTTCATATCAAGTATTGATAGAATTTCTCGTAAGGTTTCTTGTTGTTCATTTGTTAATTCTCGTTCATTAAAATACTCCCCATCTAAAAAAACTTCTGTAAACCGATCCCAATCAAATGATTCCCAATCGTGATACTCGAAATGATATATATTATTTGCAAAATCAACTTCCCAGTCGTTTGATTTATCTGAAAATATTTGGAAAAAACTTGTTTGTCTATCTCCAAATACTAATTTAACTACCGATCTTTGTGGATTAGACTTATTTATTGAAACATTTATGACAAGAGCATCGGATGATACCAAAGGACTTTCATTTTTAATCTCCCCATCGGCAATCATTTTTAATATTCTGTATGTATCGTATGACATATTATAAAATAAATATCAAAATAATTTGTTTGTATTAAAATAATATTTATCTTTGTAGTGTCTAACCAATAAAACATATTAAAATGAAAAAGGTAATTCTCTCAATCCTGTTTGTTATTTTTTCAAACATTGTTTATTCTCAGAAGTTTTCATTAGTTATTGATAATACTACATTTTTTAAACACGAATTCAAATACGGGACAATTGAAGCTTTAGATTCGAATAAATTAGAAATTTTAGGTGGAGTTGATTTTCAGGGTAGCCTAAACATTGTGTATGATCTATCTAATATGATCTTCACTAGTAATTGGACTTTAGATGGAAAAAAAGTATTTGAAAATGGTAAAATATTGAGTGTAAATCCAACAAATGCCATTATGAATATTGATATTGAATCTTTTGAAGGTCAAAAATATCACGTATTAATTGACCATTCTGAAGATTATAAAAAAGTTGTAATTTATGTGAGGTGGTCTTTTGTTGAAAACGGTATTAAATATATCAAGGGGTGGACAACAACTAATTTGAAACTTTCAGAGTCTTAAAAACTAAAAACTCCCCAATTGGGGAGTTTATTTATCTTTATGAGAATCTAAATGTTCTTTGATATTCTTTTAATTTATTATAGATATTTTTTAAATCGGATGCTGTTAAAATTTCTTTTCCATCGAATTTGGTGGTAAGCGTTTTATAAGTTTCAAAGTAATCTGTATCTTTTAAAAGAGCGGGGAATATTGATTCGTTCTTTGTTGTCAAATCTACTTTATTTTCCCAAGTTTTTTGTAAGAACGCAGTTATCATTCCTTTGAATTTTGATGCTAAACCAGTTTTTTGTTCTTTTCTTTCTATATCAGCCTGATTAATTAAATAATTTTTTGCTCGGGGATCCCCATCTGATAATAACTTATCTATCGCTTCCCTACCTGTGGTAATACCTCCCAAACCTATGTATTTATTTAAAAGTTCATCATTATTAGCGTTTCTAGTTACACCATCAATAAAAGCACTTGTTTGAGCGCCAGCTTGAGACTGTGTTGTTGTTTGAGCACCAGCTGGAGGTTGTGTTGTGGTTCCTTGTTCTTTGATAACTCTTTTTACGATTCTATATAAATCTTGTTCTGTCAATTTTACAACTCTTTTCATATTTTTTGGTTTTCTTAATAAATATATTATTAATATAAAAAATTGATAGATTAGATTAGTTTTATTATATTTACATTCATACGGGGACGACATAGTATCGATTGGCGTTATCAAGTATAGAAGGCACGCAGTGAGAGGTTTCCTATCACTCTAATACACGGAGACAAAACTTTAAATGGCGAAACTTTCGCAAAACTTCAGACTCTCGGACTCGTCCGCACTGAAGGTGTAACAGTAGCTTAATAGTTACTTTACTAAGGGGTCGGCAGACACTAACCTAGCAACAGAAGTCGTAGTATCGTGGGTTCCGTTCAGGGTTCTACCCCAGTAGAAGTGAATCCTCCACTTTTATTCGTTTTGATGGAAAAATTAAAACGAAATATTTCGGAATATTGAGAACCAATATTGACCTAAGCGTGTAGTCTTTTGTATTCGAAATGAGCAAGACCGGGGGGCGGAACCCCGCGTCTCCACCACAAAAAAACCCATCTTTTATAGGTGGGTTTTTTAACTTATAATATATTTATCGATATGAATTTAGTTGGGATTGCAAAAAGTTTGTCCGTAAATACAAAGTCAAAGTCATTACAAAAGATTTACGGAGACTATATGACAAATAATTTGGTTAGAACTTTTATTAAAAAAATTCCAGCTCTTGATTTCGTTAAAATTGTTTTTCTAACCAAAGCAATAAATGATGGTAAAGATCCAAATAAAGAACTTCAAACCATAAATTCATTTTTATTTGTATTCTCTTCTGTATATTTTTCCGAAGACGAAATAGAAAAAGGATGTGATGAATGTGGTGGTGACGGAACAATAACTTGTGATTATTGTAATGGAAGTGGCGATTATAACTGCGATGAATGTGACGGATCAGGAATAGATCCCGATAGTGAAGACGAAGAATCGTGTAACAATTGTGATGGTGAAGGTCGTGAAACTTGTAGTCATTGTGATGGTGCTGGGAGTGATGAATGCCAGTATTGTGATGGAACGGGATCTATACAATTTAATGATTTGACAAAATATGTAATTTCTGAATATGTGAGTTATAATACTTCGGTATTTGATTATGTTTACAAACACAGAGACTCAAATGAAGAAATTGATGAAAGCTACATACTTGACTCACCAAATACTTTTAGAATATTTATTGATGAAAAAGAACCAGAAACTATAAGTGATTCTGATTTTGATATCGATCAACGATTTAGAGGATCTACTTATATAAATAAAGTTGATGATTTAGAAGATGTTGATCTTTCTCACTTCTCATCAAGTATTGAAAGTAGTAACGGTGAGTTACAAGTGCTTAGATACCGATTCTTAAATTAATTTGTTTTAATTAATTTGACCAAAGAATTCGCCTGAATAAAAAAGTTTTCTTTATACTCATCTGTAAATTCATTGTTTGTTAAGAAATTGTCAGGAACTTCTGTAAACACCCAATCCACACAGAATAAACCCACCAAATGTTTTCTATCATCATAAAGTGGAACACCGCAGTGAGACTGAGCACCTCTGTAATGTAAAAGTGATTTTGTCGTTGCATCATCAACATCTTCTATATTATAAAAATACATTTGTTTTTTGATGGCTTCATTTATATACCAAGAATAATGACTCACCAAAACATTTTGAAACTTATCCGAAACCCTTTCAAGTCCTGTTGAACATACTTCAAATGTTGCTGATGCTTTTTGAATTGGAGATTCTGTATAAAAATTGTCTCCGTTATGGAATTGTATAATATACACACGATCACAATAATAATCGTGTTTTAGTTGTTTGATTGTTTGATAAACTAGCGTATCTGATTCTATTTGGCCAACGAGCTTTTTTCTTGATTTGAAGACCGATTGTTTTTCCCACCAACTTTTAAAAAATCCAGCCGTTATGAGTGCGGCAATGATTGAGGTGATGGAAGTTACGATCAATCTAACAATTTCCATTATATCCATCTTTAGTTTTTTTAATATAAATATTAAAAAATACAATAAAAATGATATAAATTAGGTAAAGTATTATTTACTTTTTGTTGTTGGACTTATTATCGTCTTTTTTCACATCAGTTTTTTTCTTTTTTTTGATTTTTTGTTTTGAATTTTGTGGTTCTTCTGAATTCAAATCGATGTGATTGATGTTAACTTTTGGCATTTTTTTAAAAATTAATCTTGATGTTCACCCTTAAAATGTGAACTTTTTATAATCTCTAAAGATTTTTCTTTTATGTAATTTGGATTATTTTTAAATTCTTTCCAATTTTCAAAATCTTGTAAATCATTTAAAAGTTGTTGTGGGATTATAACAAATCCTTCTGGCGCAATTCTTGAATATTTGTGATAATCCGATTCCATTATCTTATTCTGAATGTAATACTGAAAATCTTCAGAACTTG